GCAGGACAGGAACAGGACGCCAGGTCCCAGAGCAGGACCGAGGACGGAGATAATTATGTCTACGAAATGAGGGAGACGATGGGGGTCCTCACAGGCCTGGACATGATAAACCACCTATTCATAGACGCCCGCTCCGAGACCTCCGTCGACATGGAGAACACCGACGACATAATTATACACCCCCTGCCGAGCGCGGCCGGGATCAGCCCGGGCGCGGGGGACCAAATCACAGGCCTGGCCGCCAATATCTCGGTCCGCTGGACGGGGGTAAATTATAGCCTAAATCCAGCAAACGCCTGGCTATATGTCGCGGCGGACTTTTTCTTATTCGAGAAGCAGGGGGACACATTCGTCCAGAGAGCCAGGACCGCGGGAATGGTACTGCGTAGCTATGTAGGGAGCGGGACAATAAGGCCTTGGTATAAAGAGACATATCAAGAAAATGTCGGAGGGGCCTTCAGTAACCCCGTAACCATCGACGACCCCTCCAAATATTATGTAGGAGTACGGGCCAAAGCGTATGTAGGAAGGACGACCAACTGCTCCGCAGGGGCGTCGGATTATGGAGCGGACAGGAGCACCAGCCACCCGACCGTCTCGGGCACATATTACAGGAGCTCGGACGGAGCCAGCTGGTCCGAATACACCGAGAGCGCCAAACCGATTATAGCCGTAGCCTTCCTGCGCCAGGGGGCCAGCGTCGACCCATCCGTGGCGACAATATCCGGCACCACGGTGCAGATAGCCAAGTCGAGCATACCCGCAGGGCCCTCGGGGACCTACCTCTCCACGACCAACGCCGGCGAAGCGATCCTGGTGGACTACTACATAGCCGACAAGGCCCCCCTGGCCGACATCGTCCGCGAATTGATCGAGGCGGCGGGCCTGCTTCCCGAAATCGGAGAAGCCACCCTCGGGATGATAACATTTTACACCGTAATAACAACCGACTATCTGACAGCCATACACGGGCTGATAGATACCCGCGGTTACGGAATCAAGGACAACCTCCAGGACGCGGGGAGGATCGCACTACTGCCGGAGCACACGACCGACGAAACCCCTGTGCTAAGTATCAGCACCGACCCCACCGCCGAAGGGGAGAAGATAATCATATCCCACCAATTAACCGCCCATTGGGCCAGCGAGAAGGCCACGGTCGCATATATCGCGGAGAACGCCTTGGCTTCGGGCCTGCCCCTGGCATTGGAGACCGACGACGGCCTAATAGAAGGCTCGCTGATTGAGGCCCTCCAGGTGCCATTATCGAGCGTAACGGTAGATAACACCCTGGGAACCCACGACATGATAGCACACAGGGCGGGCGGGGCCATCAAGAAGCTCCACACCAACGTAATAGAGGGAACGGTCGCCCTGGCGGGATATAGGCCCGGGATATGGGACCTCGCGGGCGCAGGGATCGGAGGCCTCCCCATTGAGGTGGACGTCCCCGAATACCGGGCGCAGGGCGTAGCCATCCCCACCGAGGTCGAGCTCGGAGACGGTGTGACCAAAATCAAGCTCGACAACATCCGCACGCAGGACAGAAGCGGGGTCGCGCAGAGCATGGGGCTCGTAGAGGGAACGGTCGCCAACGACGCCACCCTCCTCCCCAAGACGGTGTATATATTCGGCAAGGCCGACGACGAGAAGGACAACCAGGTCTGGCCCGGTTATTCATTTAAGGAGCTAATCTCGGTGGTCCTATTCAGGTCCAACAATACGGGCATGGTCCAGAACAACCCCAACTATCTCCGCACGGTAGTGGACGAGGCGGGATATTTGCACCTATTGGCGGTCTTCCCCGCGAGCGGAGGCACATGGACCAGCCCCGCACCCATTACCACCGCCGTGGCGCAGATTAACACCTCCCCCACCCCGGGCTCAACCAACCAGACCATAGTGGCCTGCCTGGACCCCCCGAAGTATATTCTCGATAATCAGAACATCCACGTCGACATACGCCTCCGCAACGCATAAAACCCCCAACGGCGGTCTATCCGACCATGAAGGCAGGACTGACCGCCGTAATCCTTCTCGTATTGATTGGGGCAACGGCGACGGCGACAGCAGGAGCGAGCGAGAGCGACGCCGAGGGGACCGTGACGGTTTGGCTTTATCACGAATCGGGGGCCATTTGGAAATCGGAGAACGTAATGGCGGGAACGACCCTGGACGAGGTCCTCGCGGGAGAATATGGCCCCGCGAAGTATTGGCTTGACATTTGCACCGGCTACGAATGGCCGAAGGATCGTCCGATTAATTAGGACATGACCCTCCGCGTATCAACCGCAGAGCCACCGCAGGAGCCGACCCCGGCACCGCCCCCCGCGGGGCATCATGATCCTGCTATAATCTATTTGGCAATTGGCCTGGCCTTTCTCGGAGGGATATGGGCCCTTGCCCGGAGATTGACATAAACCCCTCCTTTTAAATTCCCAGGGCTAAAACTACTACATGAAGTGGCCCTCGCTATTCAACAAGCCCACCGTTTACGAAGCTCCCGCGAAGGGAGTAAAGGGGGCCACTATCCGCGTCTCCGACAAGAAGCGGGCGACCGCCGACAAGTACACCGAGCTCCAGGAGCTCCGCCAGCATGAGGCATTTTTAGAAGTATATGAGGCGACCATAGCCGGCGCCATCATCGACACCGAGACAGACGACCTGTTCGCGCAGGGGTGGGCCATCAACGGCGAGAACCCCGACGAGGTCGCCAAGGTAAGGGAATACCTCGAGGCGGTGGCCTTCGAGCAGGCGGTCAAGCAAATGGCGACCGAGTCAAAAATCTTCGGCTTCGGGATCGCAGAGGTCGGCCAGCAGGGCACCAGGCACGTCCTGGTCCCCCACGCCACCCTTAACATATTCCCCGCATACGACGAGGACGGCTGGCTCGACGGTTTCAGACAGAAGGGGGCCAACGACACCGTACTCGCGGAATGGACCCCCGCCCAGGTGGTCACCCTGGCCCTCCGCCCGAGCGCCACCACGCCCGGCATAGGCAGGAGCCAGCTCGCCCAGGCGTACTCCGCAATCGTAAATTATGAGGACATACGGAAGGCCAACGTAGAAATGGTCCTCCGCATGGGCTACCCCACTTATGACATAGAGTTCGACGACGACGGCCTCTCCCCCGCGGGCGCATTATCGGGCGAGGTCGCGGACCTCGGCCCCGGCTCCGTAATCAGCACGGGCCTCGGAGCCAAGATTAACACCTTGAACGCCCAGGGAGTAACCCAGGTCCAGACATACGCGGAAATGGCCCTCCAGGGCGTAGCCGTAGCCATGCAGGTCCCCCGCAGTATGGTCGGCCTGGCCGACAACAGCGAGGCCACCGCCAAGGTCACCCAGGCGAAATATTACAACAGAATCTCCGCCGAGCAGGCGATTATCGCCCACACGATCCAGGCCCAATATATCGAGAAGTACGTCCTCCCCGACCTCGGTATTAAGCGCGGGGCCATCCAAATCTTCTTCAACAACCCCGACCCCGAGGCACAGCTGAAGAAGGCACAGCTCCTCCAGATTATCGCGACCCTGGACCCCACGGACCCCGAATATTTACTCTCCGTAGAGGAGCAGGCCGAATTATGGGGCAAGCACCCCAAGGCGGGCGAGTACGACACCGACAAGCTCCAGGACATGCTGATGCAGAGGGTCGCCCGCCATATCGCCGAGATACAGGGCGGAGCTCCATCCGATCCTTCCGCACAGGAGGCGCCCCAATGAGCAGGAGCCCCGTGAACCGCAGGGACCCCTCGGGGACCCGCAGGATAGAACGCAGGACCATCGAGAGGATGGACGCCGTAATAGACACATACGCGGAGATCATGGCGAGGACCGCCTCGGGCATCGAGGAGGGTGTCAGCGTAAAGATTGACACCGACCGCGCAGGGAAGCTCCAGCGCTTCCATGATGCCATGATAGAGGATTTAACCGTAATCGCCCGCGAATGGACCGCGGACACCATCGACGCCGCCGTGAAGAACACGGACAAAATCTTCAACAACCTCCACGCGGGAATACAGCTCGGCAACGTACCGATACCCCAGGAAGAGGCGACTATCCTGGGAATCGGCCTCGAGACCAACGTCGTCACCGTAGCCGACGAGCTCCTAAAAGACGTCGCCCGCGTAGCCTCCGAGGGCTACCTCCAGGGCCTCGGGGCGGACCAGATCGCCCGCAACATCGAGAAGGAGGGCCTCACCGTAAAATGGAACGCCAAGAGGATGGTCCGCACCGAAACCATGAGAATCTGTGACGTAATCGCAAAAAATCGGTATGAGGCGGCAGGGTGCGACGGCTATCTTTCATACCCTACCGACGACGACCGCCTCTGCACCACATGCCTCGGATATGCAACCGGGGGGAGCGGAACGGCGCTGAAGGTGTACGGATTGAACGAGCCAATGGCCCTCCCCTGGCATCCTAATTGTAGATGTTGCAGGCTCCCCCACTTCCCCGATATGGAGGCAATCACGATATGACACAGCATAAGGGCTATTACAACAGCGCGGGGACCATGTCCTCGTATGAGGCCACCGAGGACGGGGGCCTAATGATCCACGGCGTGATTATCATGGCCGCGGGCACCTGGACCGACATGCACGGGATTAAAACCACATTCTCGCCCGAGGTACTCCAGGCATGCGCGACCCAATGGGCGGACAATGCCGTATGGACCAGGCACGCGGGAGGGACCCCGCGGAGCGTCACCGAGAAGGTCGGCGCCGTATTAAATCCCACTTACTCTCCCACCGAATACGCCGTCATAGCCGACGTATTTTTACACAACCAGACCGACGCCAGCAGAGCCTGCGCGTCCCTGGTGCAAATGGCCCGCGAGGCCGGAGGCATCAAGGACGTCAGCGCGGAGACCATCGTGGACATAGACAGGGATGGGATCGTCCAGGACGTAACCTTCACGGGGCTCGCATTGGTAGAGGACGGGGCGTGCGAGACATGCAGGCTCCCGGCATATTCGGCACAGGAGGACAACGACATGGCTGAAGAAGAACCCAAGCAGGAGACCACCGAGGTCGAGACCAAGACCGAGGAGACCGAGACCAAAACCGAGGCCCCCAAGGACAACAGCGACCTCCTGGACATGCTGGCTGGCTTCGTCGCCGGGATCATCCCCGACACTAAGGAGATTATCGAGGGCATCCGCGAGGCAGAGGGAGAGGACAGGGTCCGCGCCCTCGGACGCCTTGAGGGGTGCATGCAGGCGTGGGGCTATCCCACCGTGGCCGAGGAGTACTCTAAGGCCATGAACGACGCCCTCGCACAGTTCGAGAAATCCATAGACGAGAAGCTCGCCTCCATCCAGAACGAGGTCGCGCAGTACAGTAAACCCGCAGGGCTGAAAGGCAAGGCGGGAGCAGACAAGGACCAGGGCACCGAGCGCCAGACCCTGACCCTGTACGGGAGCGGAAGGACCGCTCTCTATTGAGGCGCACTAACAGGAGAGAAAAACATGGCAGCAATTACAGCCTTCCCCGACATCCCCAACACCGTCGAGGGTGCTTACGGATATGACGCCTCCTTCGAGGCATCCGCAGACATTCTCGCGGGACAGGCGGTGCAGATCGCCTCCACCGGCAAAATCGCACCCGCAACCGCAAACACTCAGAAAGTAATCGGCGTCGCCCTTTACGACATTCCCTCCGGCACCATTGGAGCCGTTAGGGTCCTCGGAGCGACCACCTGCGCCAACGGCGACGGCGCGACCGCAATCACCGCAGGCGCCGCAGTCACCGCAGGAGCCCTCGGAGGAATCGTCGCCGCATCCACCGGCGCGATCCTCGGAATTGCCCTGGAGCCAATCGCAGGCGGAGCAACCGGCAAGGTCCTGGTCTGCCCCGGAATGAACACCACCGCTTGAGGCGATTAAAATGGAAAATGGAAAATTCATAAGCAAGCCCTGCGACTATGCAGGAAACGCAATCCCCGTCGGAATGTATGACAGGGCAACCCCGAGCCAGCTTCTAAAAACCATCATGTCCGTGGACAACGGAAACCTGGACTTCTCCGCAGAGGAGACCGAGAACCTCCTCAAGAGCCTCCCCGAGAAAATGGTCGGAATGAAGGCCAACAAGAGGGGAGCCCTCGAGTTCGCCACCTACACTAAGGC